TTGAGCAGTTAGTACCGTTTTCGATAATAGTCTTCATTGTCTATCCTTTCAGTAGAAGAGTTGTTGAACTAAGCGCCTTACCAGCCGTCACACTGGAAGACGTTGTAGAAAGAGAGCCGTCATCTTGAACGTAATAGGTTGAGCCTACAGTAAGGTCTTGGGATGCGGTTATGACAGAAGCTGTGCCGTAGTTGGAGTTGCCTGCATCTGTGTAAACCACCACAGATTTCTCCGCACTAGAATCATAGACCATTTTTTGAGCCGTGGTACTTGCGGGATTATAACTAACCGCTGTACCAAAACTAATTGACGTACCACTTACTTCTCCGGGTATCACGAAGCCTTCAGTTGGCGTAGTTCCTTTGTAGGAAATGATAATTTGTCCAGATGCAACATCGTATACAGCAGAGTTGTAATCCGTTCTGTAACTAGTAAAAGTAACTTCTGTGCCGAAACTAATTGAGGTTCCAGATACGGTTCCTACAATAGCTGTGCCGTAATAAGAATTACCGCCATCATTATAAGTAATGACTACTTTGTCTGCGTTAGTGTCATAAGCTATAGAGGTAGAGCCTGAATAAGCACTAGCAAAAACAACCGCCGTCCCAAAAGAAATTGAAGTGCCAGATACTGTACCGACAATAGCTGTACCATAGTCTGAATTGCCATTGTCTCTATAAGATATAATCGTTTTATTTTGGTCTGGATCGTAAACCATTGAAATGTTTTGAGTGCTGGCGCTTTCAAAAACAGTAGCAGAACCAAAGCTAATAGACGTACCACTTACAGTTCCTACAATAGCCGTGCCATAGTTTGGGTTTGCCCTATACCCTATAACGACCTTCTGAGCAGTTGAATCGTAGCTAATTGCAGTTTCCGCGCCTATCGCTCCAGTATCAAAAGTTGTTGGTGAACCAAAACTTATAGAAGTACCTGAAACCGTACCTACAATAGCTACTCCGTCATTACTACTAGCACCGTCTGCGTAAGCAATAACAACCTTACCCGTATTAGAATCAAACGCAGCAGACATATATAGGGCATATACATTTGCAAAAACAACAGGAGTACCAAAAGTTATAGAAGTTCCAGACACTGTGCCAACAACAGCGGTTCCATAGTTGGAGTTACCAGCATCAGAATATACTGCGACTACCTTATTGTTTGTAGAATCAAAAGTAGCGTTTGTGTAGTTACTTGTAGCCGTCTCAAATACAGTCTCACTACCCGCAGAAAGATACGCTGCAATCAACGCACTATTAGTAATCACCCCACCTTCAACGACCACGGAGCCTGTTGCGGTGTCGGCTATGGCTTGGTCTGTGATGCCTACGAAGTCGCCGGAGTTTGTTGACTCGTTCTTAAATACTATTCCAGTGCCGTAATTTGAATTGCCACCGTCGGCGTAGGAAATAAAAACTGCGTTACTTAAAATAGAAAAAGTTGCGCTTATTTCTCCGTTCGTAGTGGCGTCGTTAAATATAACGGGGGTCTCAAAAGAAATAGACGTGCCTGATACGGTTCCTGCAATTAAAGTGCCTTTTGAACTGTTTGAATTGTCCGCGTAAACTATATTAACTTTGTTGTTAATTGAATCATAAACGGCACTAATTTTTACGGCCTCTCCGGCTTCAAAAACTACCGGAGTGCCAAATGAAACACTTGTCCCCGAAACAGTTCCAATTGCGGCAGTTCCGTAATTGCTATTCCCGTTGTCTGAATATGCTACGACCACCTTACTAGCAGTTAAATCGTAAGTAACAGCGATAGTCCCGGCAGAACCACTGATTGTTCCGTTTTCAAAATAAGCTTTAGAGCCAAAAGAAATAGAAGTTCCGGATACCGTCCCTACAATAGCCGCGCCCCAATTACTATTTATCGAAGCATCTCTATACGCAATAACCACCTTGTTGTTTGTTACATCATAAGCAGCGCCACCGGGGGGCGAGTATAAGTTTACCGAATCAAAAACTGTAGGAGACCCGAAGCTAATGCTAGTTCCTGAAATTGTGCCCACTATGGCGGTGCCGTAAGCATTGTTGCCGTAATCTATATAAGCTATAACTATTTTGTTATCCGCAGAATTAAAGGACACGGCGTATATGTTTACATTAGCCGATTCAAAAACAACCGCAGACCCAAAGCTAATACTGGTGCCGGATACCGTTCCTACTATAGCTGTACCGTAGTTTGAGTTTCCTCCGTCTCTAAAAGCAACTGTTGTCTTGCCCGCATTAGAATCAAAAGCAGCTCTTACAAAATCTACTGTGGCGCTCTCATAAACCACCGGAGTGCCAAAACTAAGGGAAGTTCCAGAAATTGCACCGACTACAGCCGTACCATAATTAGAATTTCCTTGATCCCTGTAGAACACAACTACTTTGTCATTAACCGAGTCATAGACGGCGCTCATGTTTTCGCCGGAAGCCCCCGAAGTAGCTGCGCTTTCAAAAACCGCTGAAGACCCAAGCGTTTGAGGCAGTATTCCGGCCGCACTTACAGTCCCGTCCGAGTTCAATGCCACAGTCTGACCAGAAGGTAGCGTTCCACTAGCCGTGAACGTGGCACTTTTTGCTCCAGCACCCGCTGGTAATAGATCAGATAAATTACTCATGAACTGTAATCCAAGTTGATGCTGGTAGCTGACAGGGCTTTACCGGCTGTAACGCTAGAGGATGTCGTGGACAGGGAGCCATCGTTTTGGACGTAATATGTTGAATTGGGCGTGAGTCCAGTGACGTTGGTAGAAACGCCGCCTTTAATGGTAATGCTGCCTGATGCGCCACTAGATATAGCTGCGTCTGTTATACCAACGAAGTTAGCAGAATTGTTTTCTACTCCAGCGTTTTTTAGTACAACAGCGTATCCTTCATATGGAGAAGAATCTCTGTAATAAAAACATACTACTCTATTTGCATTAGTATCATATGTAGTAGCGTATCTTTCATAATTGCGAGTAGTATTAGCGTCAAATTGCGAAATAGAGCCAAAACTAATTGATGTTGTGCTAACTGTTCCTACTATATACTTGGAACCAGCAGGCGATGAGTTTCTCCGATAAAAAACCGTGTATTTATCATCAGTAGAATTATAAATACCACTAGCATGTTCCGTATTTGCAGAAGCAAAAACTACCGGAGAACCTGCTGTTGAAACGCTTGTTCCTGATTGAGAAAGCACGATAGCTGTTCCGTATCCAGAATTTCCGCTATCTTTATAACAACAAACGAATCTATCTACTGAATCTATATAGCGTACATTGCCACTATTTCCTACGGTGCTGCCTGATGTAAAAAGCAATTGCGAACCATAACTTATTGCTGTCCCACTAATTGTAGCAACATTAGCCGCGCCTCTTGAGCTGCTACCATTATCAGTATATGTAATCACAAACTGAGCAGAATTTGTTCCACTAGCGGCGCTACCATTATTTATGCTCGATGAGATAAATACATATTTTGATCCGTAAGATATAGAAGTCCCTGATACTGTTAATACCATTCCGGTTCCGTAACCGCTATTGCCGTTATCTCTTAATACAAGCAGAAATTTTCCGCTTTCACTATATTTAAGATCATAAGCTTGAGAAGCGCCTGTCACGCCTAAGTATTGTTCAGAACCAAAACTTACGGTAGTTCCTGAAATGGTAGCTGCTATAGCATACAAGTAATTATTTGATGATCTTGTATAAACAAAAAGAACAACCTGCCCATCAGGATCGTAGTCACAAACATTTGAGTAACTATCAGAGGTTGTAAAAGCAGAACCAAAACTTATTGACGTTCCTGAAACAGTGCCTACGCGAACTTCTGTAGCCGCGCTGGTTGAGTCTGTATTAATTACAATAACTTTGTTATTAGTTGAGTCAAAAGTTGAATAAATATACCCAGTGTTTGATCCTGCAAAATTTACAGAAGAACCTATTGATTCAGGAATAGAGGTTTCCGTAACAGCTTCAACAGTCCCATCAGTCTTTAACGCAACAGTAATCCCGCTACCCAATGTACCACTAGCCACGAAGTCTACTTGCTTGCCGCCCGCACCCGCAGGTAATAAATCTGTTAGATTCGTCATGTCAAATCCATCATGTTAATTGTGGTTGCGGAAATTGCTTGGCCGACTTTGACTGAAGGTGTATCAGCCGTAGTTGCTAGTGTACCGTCCACTTGAACGTAATAATCAGAGCCGATAGTCAGCCCTGTCTGCGCTTCGTTGATGCCGCCCTTGACGTTGATGTCACCAGCAGCGGTGTCGGATATAGCAGCAGAGGCTAGGCCGATGAAGTTTGTGGCGGTGAGGTTTGCTACGGAATAAGCCGATCTTCGCACGTATATGTTACTGACATAAGGGCTATCAGGGGGAGCATTTCTAATAAAATTAAAAGAAACTTTGTTATCTGAAGGGCCACCAAAAGCTCCAGAAATGTTATATCTATAGTTTTGTATAAGTGTATCTCCACTAAACGATGGAGAGCTACCTGTAGATACAGAACTTATAACTCTTAAAACATTATTAGTGCTTCGTTTGTAAATAACATCATGGTTATAAGTTGTTCCATCTGGTATTGGTTGTACAAGAACTTCATCCAAAGAATTTGAATCAAAAACTACTGGCGTCCCAGCCGATATAGTATTACCTGACAAAGTTACTAATAACCCATATCCGTAGTTACTAGCATTTTGGTCAGGGAAAGCGACTAATATTTTGCCGGTTGTTGGATCGTATGAAGCACTACAAGATACATATATTCTGCGAGTAGTTAGAGTAGTTACACTCCCTATAGAATGGCTAGAACCATCATAAGTTACAGCTACTCCTTTTGTGTAACTAGACCCTCCTGAGTCTCTATAGACAAACATGATTGCACTATTAGTGCTATCATAAGCCCCAACCCTAGCCGCATCATATGCGTCAGTTCCACCAGTACCTATTCCACTAAAAGAAACAGTTGTGCCGCTTACAGTTCCGGCTTGTATTTGATTGTTATTAGCCGTATCCCTATAAAAAGCATAGATCATCCCGTAAGCTTCATTACAACCAAGAGCTGGGTAATTAATAGATGCTGAATAATAAGCAGTTGGTGTTCCCCAAGTTGTAGATGTGCCACTAACTTCACCAACTACATAGTAGCCATAACTACCGACACCACCATTTCTAAAAGTAACAACTATTTTTCCAGAAACCGGATCGTAAACTGCTCTTGTCTCTTCTAATGAAGTTATTGAAGCAACGTTTACTTCTGTACCAAATGAAACTGTTTGGTTACTTGCAACTGTACCTACTATTGCTCTTAATATAGACGATCTATAATATATTTGTACAAATACATCATTTTGAGAATCATAAACTGTAGCGGGATAAGAATTGTATTCGTCAGAGCTTATTTGTGTAGTGGCCGTATTTAAAGATATGCTCGTTTCAGCAACCTCAGTAACCGTCCCATCGCTATTCAGAATAACAGGCTTACCAGAACCTACTGCACCACTCGCAGTAAACTCAACATTGTTCTGCCCTCCACCGGAGGGTAATAACTCCGATAGATTACTCATTTAGACAGTCCATCCTATAGTGGCATCGACGTAGGTCATTACGATCTCTGCAAAGTTCTTATCAAAGGTCAGGTCAGTTGCGCTTGAGGCAATGTTCTCGCCGTTTCTGGCGACTGTAAAAGTTGATGTAGCCGCAGCACCTGTGCCGTCTTTGACAACTACTGTATCGCCCGCACTGGGAGAGGCAGGTAGGGTTATCGTAATCCCACCAGCAGTAGCTACCACATAGTCTCTGTTTGACGCTGCGTAGCTCGTGCCTTTGTGTAGAGGGACAATCGCACCTGAGCCGCCGTTAGCGAAAGGAAGAACGCCTGAGACGTTAGTAGTCAGACTACAGTAAGTAGTAGAGGTAGAGCCTGTACCGCCGTTGGCTGTAGGAAGTGTGCCTGTTACTTGCGAGGTCAGGTCTACGTTAGCCAGTGCGCCACCGAGGGTAAGGCTACCCGAGCTAGTGACTGTGCCGGTAAGTGTTATGCCATTTACTGACCCCGTACCGCTTACGCTGGTGACTGTACCTCCAACTTCTGTTGGGTTAGCGTTAAGAACCGCAGCCCCTGCGCCAGCACCGTCTGTGACCACCATAACTTTGGAGCCGTTGGCTACGTCTACGGTCGCACCTGAACCCTGCTTGATGGTAATGATCTGGCTACCAGTAGTAGCGTTCTCGATCATCCATACCTTAGATACAGTGTTTGGCCCGAGAGTTACCTCTCTAGTAGCTGTGAGCGATACAGCAGAAGTAATCTTCAGGTAGAACGAACGTGTATCATCCGCAGAACCATCTGGCATTGTGAAGGTTTCGTTAGCATCTGCTGCTAACTGCTTCGTACCATAGCTAAGGCCGTCTGTGATTAGCTCAAGGTTGGTGTTTGTACTCGTGCCCCAAGTGCCGTCTTCGTCACCCGTGGTAATTTCTTTGAGTCTTAAATTGTTTACATAAGTAGCCATTTGTCAGCTCCTAGGCGGCTTTATCTATATCCACCCATCCGGGCGTTTGTGTGTCTGTTACATCTACCCAATTTGGTGTTTGGCTGTCGTCTATTGTAGTCCATACAAAGAAACTTACGTCACCAACTGCACCTGTTCCTGATACTCCCGTAGGAATAATCGAATCATCTACCGAAATCGCTACGGTGCCTACTGCACCGGTTCCCGCCACTCCTGATATTACTGGAACTACGGTAGCGCCGTCTTCCCCTATCGCGCCTGTTCCGCTTACCCCAGTAACAGCAACATCTGTATTGTAGGCCGGTACTGCTGTGCCTATGGCTCCGGTCGCTGCAACCCCATCGAATACAGGAACTACAGTATCGCCTTCGTCGCCAAGCTCTCCGGTTCCGCTTACCCCAGAGACCGCAAAGGTCACTTGAGTTGTTACGTCTCCTATAGAACCTGTAGCACTTACACCGTCTGGTACAACAATGTCAGCAATGAAGATATTTACATCACCAACCGCACCGGTTCCTTCAACGCCTACCGGGATTACAATGTCATCGACTACGACAACAAAGCCACCCATCTGGCCTGTGCCCTGCACCCCTGTGGGTATCTGGACACTGCTGTAGTTCGTTACTACGGTACCTACAGCCCCGGTGCCTTCAACTCCATCTACAACTACGGAGTCTCCGACGTTTATTGCGACGGTGCCTATTGCACCTGTGCCTTCTACTCCTGTCGGAATAACTTGTTTAGATAAACTAAAACTTACGCTTCCAACTGCGCCGGTTCCAACGACACTAACACCGTTGTCCCCCCAAGCACCTTCGCCCCAGCCGTTATTACCCCAAGTCGCCCCGAGGTCTAGGATGGTACCTATACCACCCCAACTGTTTTCGCCCCAGCCTCGTTCACCAAAGCCGCTTGTTGGCCCTGAGTAAGCCATGAGGCAGTCCTATTAGGCGATGCGAATAATCGCAGTAGCAGCCGCAGCAGCAGGGAACTGAATCTGAAAGTCGCCAGAACTAACGGTCTGATCCCCACCAAAGCTCAATACCGCACACGCAGAGTTAGAGTTGTTGGTGTTGTAGATCATTGCGCCACAGGTAGTAAAAGACGCGCTTGACCAAGTAGTATCAGCAAAGTCACAGATAGCAGTAGTGCCGTCAGCAACAGGGTCTACGTTAGTCAGGGTGTTACCACCTGCGCTGTAGCCTGTGCCACTAGTCTCATCACTAGCACCGGTAATGTCAGAGTAGTTAGTGCTTGCTGCGCCATAAGTGCCTGAGCCTGAAGCAGTTGCTTTCAACAGTGCAATCTTCAAAACATCAGCGCCGTTTTGCAGGTCATGTAAGCCCTTGAGCAGCTCAACTTTGAAGCTGGTGGGCATCGCTGTGGTTACGGTAATAGCCATTATTAGCTCTCCAGTAGTTTTACAAGTTCCGGATGCCCAGCGGCGCGGAATTGGTTTGCCAAAGTAGTGCGGTCAGATCGAATAGCTTGCTTCATGCTCTCTACTAACACACCACGAATTTGATTTTTAAACGCCTCTGCCTGATCCCGTATGGCCGGATGGCAGTTGCCTCCTACATAAATAATCTTGTCTAGCGCCTGTTCAGCCAGCTCTTCTGGGGTAAACCCTCTATGAGAAACTGTCTTTACTGTGACGTTGCCTATCTCAACTACACTTTGTGAACCGATCAAGCGACTTCTCTCCTAACCTGTCCAGAGCGATAGGTATCCTCACGAAGCTTGCCATCACCGAGATTCTTCAGCAGAGCCACAGCCTGTACATACATCTTCTCGTACAGGGCCACCATGTCAGGTTCACCTTTCTGAAAGCGTATCGCTTCAACCAGAGCACCGTTCAACAACGCAGAATCAAACTCATCACCTAGCCAAGTGTTACCCGCAGTAACAATAGACTCTGGGTAGTAGCCAAAATGTATCTCAGCCGCATAATTAGCGTCTGGTGTTGGCCCTACAATGAAGCTTGTCTGATCAAATATTGCGTAATGCTTGGGCGTGCCAGTTGTAGAAGGGTTCGGATAAGCCTCGCGCATAAAGTTAGAGTCTTTATCCAACAGATAGATATAGTCACTACCACTGACAATCGCCAGAGAAAACACGTACAACATACCCGAAGGCATTGTCAGGTACTTGTTTCCAGTAGTTAAGCTACCTGTCTGGTTTTTACGAAGCGCAGGAATCTGTACCGTGCTGTATATCTTTTGCTCGGCCTGTTCTGCAAACATGGCATGTTGATCTGCCGTGAACGTCTGCTCGCAGATGTCTTCTACATTCGCTTTTAACTCGGTGTAGTTCACTACGCCATTGGCCCCCGTGCCATTGTGCCTTTAGTAGCAGCACCAGTACCGCGTATCTTGACGCCACTGGTCTTCATGTTGATAGGCTGGTTGCAGCACTCAACTTTGTACTCTACAGGCTGGTCAGGAAACTCAATAACCTTTGGTGCCTTTTTGCTTTCTCGTTTCATTTTCAAACCTCTACGTGATTGAAATTGTTACTTCGCCTACTTGTCCAAACGCACTCATGTTGTTTGCGTTGGCTGGTTGTATATGTGCCCTACTAGCCGGAAGCTCCGCGAAGTCTGGTCTTGGGTTACGTATTGCTTGCGGGTCATCTACTGGAAACTCACCCAACCTGTTCTGCGGATGATCTGGGTTCCAGCATTCTGGACACGCTTTTAGTTCTGTAACCTTATTCTTTTTAACTAAGTTTCTAAGCTCTCTAAGTTCGTACTGAAATCCACATATGTCGCATATAGCAAGAGCTTTAGCGCCTGAAGCAAACCTTTGGCTCATAGCTACCTCACGCCATACATTCGCGGTACTAAACTAATAGAAGCTTTTTCTCTGTCCTCTTGTGCAGCTAAGTCAAACTGTCTTTCATATTCTGTTTGCAGCATTGGTACGCGCGGTGCCAATTCTGGGTCTTTCTGCGCTATGTAATACGCAAGCCCTGCAACTAGGCAGGGCAGGAATCTGAAGTTCACATCGGGTGTTTCTACACCGCTTCCCGCGTCCTGAATACGGCGCATACGCCAGTAAGTCAGTACATACGTGCTTGACGCATCAGGAACAGGCCACACAGTAGCCGTAGGATTAGCTTGCCCACGGTCTATATAAAGCTGTATCGGACGGCCTTGGCTTAACTTGTTAGGGATACTGGCATAGGTGGAGACGCTTATTCGAGATATGTTGAGATCAGCCTGAGTAGTAATGCTGCCGCTACCAGTACGTATAACGTGCTCAAGCAAATCAATGGTATCCGCCGGTAGGTTATACGTCGCAGTTCCTTCAGTGAGGTTGACAGTGCCTTCCTCAATCGTCCACATATTGATGCCACGGTTCTGCCACTCGATAGTGAGAAGATTCATAGACCTACGTGCAGTACGCAGGTCATAGCCCGAACGCATTTCACGGCCCGCACGTTCCCACGCTTCTTCAGCGATCTCCGTGAAGTCCATGTTAAATGTGGCAGTACCGGAAGTAGCCATTATTTACCCCAGCTTTCCCGCGCTTTTTTCTGCGCGGTTTTAGATAAGTCTTTGTAGTGGAAAAGCTTTTTGGAGTTCTTAGACATTGTTTTGCCTGTCATAAGAGTTCCATCATCGTGCTTGTGCATACCACCTCTATGCACCTTTCCATCTTTGTAATAGTGGT